AAAAAACACATTTCAGGAAAGCACCGTCATAGCTGACGGTGCCAGCTGCGCTATTGATTACAGCTCCCTGACGCGGAAAGAAAGAAAAGAGGTTGCAGCCAGGCTATCCGCAGAGTTTAAAGCGGAACAGCAGCGCAAACGCGAGCGGCGCAAACGGCAACCGGTATTGCGCCAGCCTGGCGAACGGGCTGAAAAAATCCGCGAATTTGCCAGCTCCATCGGCTGGGATATCGGAGAAACAGAAGTCGGTCTGTTGCTGGCCGGTCAGCGTATTGCGCTGGACGGTGTTTTCTATGTCGCCAGAAGTGACGGCGCACTCTACAGAACGCGGGAAAAATTGCCGCAATCCACTGCGACAACGGTCAACACCTGGGTAACGCGGTTACGTTCGGCTTATCAAAATCAGAGTCAGAAATAACCATGTGGTACCAAAAACCCTTCATGGTCATTTCCGATCGTGCTGGCCATTTCATCGAGCACGGCCATTTTTAACCATGCTGCAGACGAGAAAAATAAATGAGCTATCTGGGAAGTAAAGCCGCCAGCGGCGTCTATCAGAAAATTATCGCGCAAATGCCACCGCATGATACCTACATAGAAACCCATCTCGGCGGCGGCGCGATAATGCAGCGGAAACCGCCTGCGTTACGCAACGTGGGAATTGATCTAGATGAGGAGGCGCTAAATAATTTTGTTTTCACACATCAGCTTTCACATGTGAGCCTGGTAAACCGCGATGCGGTTGAGTATCTGGAAACATTTGATTTTGCCAGCGCCGGTCGCGTTTTGGTTTACGCCGATCCGCCCTATTTACCGGAAACGCGAACCAGTAATGCTCGCTATCGTTTCGAATACACGGTAAATGACCATCGCCGTTTGCTTTCCTGTCTTCTGGGCCTGCCGGAAAATGTGAACATCATTTTATCCGGCTATCCGTCTGCACTTTATGACTCAATGCTGCCGGAATGGCGCACCTGCGAATTTCAGGCAATGACGCGCGGCGGGGTCAGAACGGAAAAGCTATGGATGAACTTTTCAGAAGGTCGGGCGTATACCCATACCTTCGCGGGTAAAGATTACAACGACAGAAACCGCATTAAGCGTAAGGCCAGGCGCTGGCAGGAAAAGTACGCGGCGCTTCCAGCCGCAGAGCGTCTGGCGATCATGACCGCCCTAAATGAAATTGACGCATCGTCATAATTTCAAAGGGTTATCAGTTTAAGAATATATCAATGATGTTCATACTTTTTGGCTGGAATCACTTTTAAATTTTTCTCATAACGTGCTACTGTATAAATATACAGGTGTATCGTTCAGGGGGGAATTAATGGATTACGATTTGCAGGAACGGGTAAGGCTTGAGCGGGTGGAACTTATAGCGAGGCTAGTGTCGGAAGGGGTGTGCAAAGAGCGTGATCGAGAAATTGCACTTAATCTCATCGCAGAAATTGCTGCTGATGCAGCCATCCGCAACCGACAATTCTCAGTAATTTTTTCCGCCACTCCTATGGATTGTTAAAGGAGAATAAAATGCGTGTTGAAATCATGATCGATAAAGAGCAAAAAATTAATCAGTCAACACTCGATGCTTTAGAAGCCGAGCTTTACCGGAACCTGCGCCCGATGTACCCGAAAACCGCCATTCGTATCCGTAAGGGGAGCGCGAACGGTATCGAGCTTAGCGGCGTGAAATATGAAGATGAAAAAAAACGGGTAATGGAAATTTTACAGAACGTCTGGGAAGACGATAGCTGGATGCAGTAACCGAAACGCGGCCAGCGTTAAAACTGGTTTTACCGCTGGCAGGGTTGAACAACGAGCACCGCGAGGCGTTAGACAATGGGGGCACCTGATGCAAATTATCAGGTTGTTTATCGGGGCGAGTTTTTACCCCGTTATGAGCCTGGCGGTTTAGTCTTTTTTCAGCGGCCCCGTGACTGTGGCGGGGGGTACTGGCTGGGGCGTACTCTTGAGTATTTTTTCCAGTTTGAGATTGCCCGCCCGGTATCGTTGAGTGAGGGTATTTTGTATCTGATTGAGACGAGTCGCAGCGGTAAGAGGTTTGGTGAATTTGATGCAGATTTCACGCTTAAACCACCCCCTGACGGCGATGCATGACCTATATGCATGAATTTGCATGATCGTTTGAGGATCGTTTGCATCAAGGCCCGCCAGTACTGGCGGGCCTTTGCTTATGTAATGCAGTTGCATGAAAACCGACACATAAAGCGGGCAGGCGAGGCGGGGATAGCACTGCGCGCTAGTGCACATAATTAATTGTTGATATAGATATATTTGCAAGATTTGTTTAATGTGTTTAGTAAAATACTGCTGAGACCGACTTTACTTATTCGAGAGATTGATAATGGCTGATTTATCGCAATATGAGATTGAACTACCAGACACACAGCAAGAAGACGAAGAGGATTTAAACGATGCAATATCGTTCAAAGACGCGGTAGTAATGAATGCAGATTGGACTATAGAAACCCTTAATGGGCAAATTAATAAAGGTAATATTGATCTGCAACCAAGTTTTCAAAGAAGGGGGGCTTGGGACGATACGCGAAAAAGTAGGCTTATAGAATCTATAATAGTAGGTATGCCTGTTCCGAATATAGTGCTTGCTGAACAAAAAGATCATCGTGGGCGCTTTATTGTTATCGATGGTAAGCAAAGGCTACTAACAATTAATGAGTTTTTACAGAATGGATACGCCCTCAAAGGTTTAGATATAAGAGCGGATTTAAACGGTTGCATATATAGTAATTTACCAATGGAAGATAGAGAGTATTTAGATAATAGCACCCTTCGCTCAACAGTTATTAGAAGTTGGCAGGATGAGAGTTTTTTATATGCAATTTTTTACCGATTGAATAGTGGAAGTTTAGCGTTATCACCTCAAGAGTTGAGAAAAGCTTTAATTGGCGGTAAGTTATTAGATAAAATTGATGAATATATTACGAAGTCAAAAGACATAAAATTGCTTTTTGGAAACAAGCTTGACAGGCGCATGCGGGACTCGGAATTAGTCTTGCGTTATATAGCATTTGAAAGAGATTTACAATCTTATAAAGGAAACTTTAAAGAGTTTCTTGATGAGACAGTTGGTTTTTATGAGGATAATTGGAACACACATGAGAGTGAGGTTGACAATAGCTTAGATAAGCTAAATTTAAGTCTGAAAACTACATTTGATATCTTTGGGAAAGATGCATTTAAAAAGTGGTTAGGGACCAAATATGAACGTGTAATGAATAGAGCCATATTCGATGCTGTTGCTCGTTTTTTTGGTGATTCGAAAGTTTCGCAGGCGGCATTAAATAACCCTCAAGGAGTCATTAATGCTTTCAATACCTTATGCTCTGACAAGGATTTTTTGGACACTGTTGAAAAGACAACTAAGACGGTAGGGGCTACTAATGGTCGCATTGACGCTTGGGGAAGGGCGCTTTCCAGTACTATTGGAATGACTTACGATAGTCATAGTCAAAGGATTATTTAATATGTCATCTAAGAAGGCTTGTGCAAAATTCGATGAAATGTCTAAGCGCGTTAAAATGCTTAGAACTAAGTTGATGACTCGCCAGATTAGAAGTGAGAACCTTCCTGGTTTTAAATTTAACATAATAAACTCGGCTGCATATCGTCTTTTAGTTCATGCTGAAATTGAAGATTATATTGAGTCAAAAGCAAAAGAGAAAATTGATATAATAAGAAATGATGTCAATGCCAATGGGTATCAAACGAAATACATCAAAGAAATTTTTGCAATTTCAAATGAATTATCTTTTTCGTTAGTGCCTGAAAAAGCATTTGACCAAGCAAGTTTCACAGCCTGTGTTAATAAACTTCTTAAGACCGCAGAAGAAAAGATAAACGATAATAATGGTATTAAAGAAGCCTCTTTCACCCGCCTCTCGGTTTTTTGTGGATTTGAAAAGAATGCAATTGATAATGTTTTATTAAATAGTCTTGAAAGCTATGGGAAAAATAGAGGTTCAGTTGCTCATAAAAGTTATGGAAGGGTTCGAAATTTCTTGGCTCCCTCAGCTGAAGTAAGTGTCGTAGAAGATATAATAACTCTTCTTAAGAAACAATTTTATAACGTATAAAAAAGCCGCCGACAGGCGGCTGTTTCTTATTTTATAAAGAATAATCTTTGAAGCTTATAATGTCTTCGCCAATCCAATCGTTTATTTCTCTGATTCTATTTTGCAAGGGCATTAACTCGTTACGCACAAATACCTGCGCCGCTTTCACCACATCCCCGAAACCGCCGGTGTTATTTGGCATCATCCCCATAAGCTGGGGCGGTACGCGGTGAGCGCTTAACAGGTCGCTTTCGCTGACCTTTTTGATATTAAAAAAGTCGTCTTTGGTTGCCACCTCGCTGAGCGGGATAATCTTGATCCCGTCCGACTTTCCGCTGGGTGCGTAGAAAAACAGGTTTTTAAAATTCCCCAGGCCTTTTGAGTTACGCATCGCATCGCGCATCGCCTCTACGTCGGTGCTGCTCTGTGCGGCGTCGGTCACGTACATGATGTAACCGGCGTGCGCGCCGTTCTGGTAATACTTGCGGCGGTAAAGAGTCGCCGACTCGTTTAGCCAGGCTGAGTTAAGCGCGCTGAGGTATTCCGGCATCCCGTAAATTTCCTGGTTAATGTCCGGCTCCATCAGGTGAAACACCGAGCCGTTTTCAAACGGATGCGGCTGAATGAATGACGGCACCCACCAGTAATCCCCTTCGACCACGCCGCGCCGGGTGTATTTGGCCGGTGAGGTTTCAAGCTTCATCAAGCGGCCCGTGGCGCTCATGCGCCTTTCCAGAAATGCATTTCCGAACACTAAAAAATCCAGTACAAAGCGGCTGAAATCCTGCTGTGATAACAGCGGATGCGGGACGAATGTCGAGGCCAGAATGTTACGCTTTACATAAATCGGCGAACTGTGGTGAACGGCGGCGCGCAGGCTTTTTGCAAGGCCCGTAAAGCTCACCGGCGGCTCATACCATTTGCCGTTACTGATACATTCCACATAATCCAGAATATCCCGGCGGTCGAGCACCGGTGAGGGTTCCCCGAAGGTGAACGCCTCCATTTTTGGCGCGTCGGCTGTGGTATTGATTACCGCTTTTGACTGCTGCGGCCTGCGGCTTTTTCGTTTGGACATCAGTTAAACTCCAGAATGGAAGATGCCGCCATGCCGCTCCCGGCGCTTAGCGGTTCGTTAATTAATACGTGCATGGTTGCCCAGGCTAAATCCGCGTGGCTGGCCTCCTCGGTGCGGCTGGCCTCATAGGTGGCGCTGCGCCCGCTGCCGGTCATGGTTTTACGGATCGACATAAACGACTGCGTGATGTCGGTTGCGCCGACGTCGTATTCCAGACAGCCGCGCGCAATGGTGTCTTTGGCTTTCAGCACCATCGCGGTTTTGACTTCCGGCGTGTAACGGATTTCACGCGCTGCCGGGAAAAACGAGCGCACAAGCTGGTAAACACCCTGGCCGAGGCCGGTCGCGTCAATGCCGATGTACTCGACGTGGTATTTCAGGGTCAGGTCGCGGATGGCGTTAGCCTGGGCGGCGAAGTCCATCCCTTTCCACTGGTGACGCTCCAGAATGCGGAATTTGCCGCCGGTAACCAGCGGCGGCGCGATAACCACGCACCCGGCACTGTCGCCGCGCAGGGATGGGTCGTAACCAATCCAGACTGTGCGCTGCCCGAATGGCCTGTCGGCGAACGGCGCGAAATCCTCCCACTCCTCCAGGCTGTCGACCATGCAGCGCTGGAGCTCCTCGAACGGGAACACCGACGCCTTGTCGTCAACAAACTCGCACATAAACAGGTTGCGGAAATCATCGGTGCTGTTTTCCTGTTTCAGTGTGTCCAGGTCAAACAGGGTACAGCCGCGCGCGAGTGCGTCCTCAATGGTGACAATCTGCCGCCACTGACCATCCGCGCACAGCACACCACCGGCGAGCGCAGTATGTGAAATATCAATATCCACGCGCTCGCTGGCGCTGGCGCGGCCCTTGTTAAACAGCTCGCCCGACCAGAACGGATATGCGCCGTGACCGAGTGAGGAGGGGGTCGAAAAGTAGGTCGTTCGCAGGTGCTTTTGCGAGGCCATGCCGGAGGCGACTTTACGCAGGCGCTGAAAGTTCGGGATCCAGAAAATCTCATCGACATACAGGTCGCCGTTATGACTCTGTGCGGTGTTGGAGTTGGTGCCGAGAAAAATCAGCTTTGCCCCGTTGTTCCCGATGACCACCGGGTCGCCGGTCAGGTCAACGTCGACCAGACGGGCAAAGGCGATGATGTACTCACGGAACACATACGCCTGGGTTTTACTGGCCGATAAAAATATCTGGTTGTTACCGGTTTTCAGGGCGCGCAGTAACGCCTCGCGGGCGAAATAAAACGTCGCGCCAATCTGGCGGGATTTCAGAATATTGCGGATGCGGTGCGCCAGCCCGGCGCGGTGCCAGTTGAGCTGGTATTCGAATGACTCATCAAAAAAAATCTCGTCGAGTTTCTCAATGGCCTCGTCACTGAAAAAGTTCTTTTTCGGTTTGCGGCGCTCACCCTTGTTGCGGTTCGCCACGTTCGGATTTAAATCCACCTCGTTACCGGTCTGGCCGTAGCGGTTTACCCTGGCGAGTCGCTCCATCTGGCGTGATAAAAAATCCGCGACCTTGAAATCGTGGGCGGTTAATTCCGGCTTGGCGTAAAGCTGGATGAGCCGCGCCTCAAGCGTACTTTCCACCCGGTTTAACGGCGCGGTTAAATCCCATTCATCGCGCTGCTTCCAGCTCTGAACGGTCGGGCGTTTGGTCTGCAACATTTCCGCGATTTGCGGCACGGAGAAGCCCTGCCAGTACAGGAGTGCGGCCTGTCGTCGCGGATCATGTAACAGCGTGGTGTCGGTGGTGATGCTCATGAATGCCTCGCCTTTGTGGATACAGGGCAAGGCTACTTAAGCGCGGTCAGCGATTCGCTAATGCGCTGTTGTGTGGGGGATAAGCCATCCGGGTTTGATGGCGGGGGCGGTGCGGTGTCGGGAAACTAACCCCGACCTAACCGTGAACCTTCACCAACTATCAGGACTCCTGACGATGGCAAAAAAAGTTTCAAAATTCTTCCGTATCGGCGTTGAGGGCGACACCTGCGACGGTC